GGGTGCATTGAGACTGTTCATGCCGCTGCCATCGGCGCCGATGGTCATCGTGTTCTTGTTTTCGATGAACTCGAAGGTTGCGCCTTCCTTTGCTGCGCCCGATCCATCACCGAGCGTGATCGCACCGCCCGGCCCAGTAAGAGTCAAAGCAAAGTCCTGAAACGAATAAGTAGCCATGTTTGCTCTTAATTAGGGGTTGACGGAGATCGCGAAGTCGCTGGTATGAACTGCGCCGGCCAGCTTTACAGCGATCTGGAAGGGGACACTCTTGCGCGCGGCGCGATCCGCTTGGCTCTGCGACGCAACCGGCGGCTGATAGACGTAAAATCCCTTCGGCAGAAAGTCGCCTTCATTCAATGTGCCAAAGCCGCCGCTGTTCCACGTACCCGGCGCGAATAGGCCGTTGTTCACATACTGCTGGCAAACGCCCTCGATATCGGTCGCGAGAATGTGCATGCCGGGATCGGTCTGCGGGATCTTCGTCGTGCTGGTGTAGAGGCGATTGAAAACAACCGTCTGAACATCGATCACGAACGCATCCATGCCGACGATCGTGTCGATGAATTGACCCGAACACACGACGGCCGGCTCGATGATCGTCGTGCCATTGTTGTAGGCGACGTACACGTTGCAGTTGCTGGCCTCAAGCGCACCGATCTGCGTCGAATTCAGGTTCTCCGCCTGCACGCCCGGCTCTTGCTTGTACATCAGCGTGATCACGGTGTTGTTGCCCGTGTAGTCCACCGTCAGCTGCCGACCGAGCAACGAGTTCACCGCGTAGGCGCTGCTGCTCGAATACTGAACGCACGTCTTGTTGAAGCCGAGCGCCTGGAGCTCGGCGGCGATATCGGTCGTGACCGAGGACACCAGCACGCCGGCCTCTTGAGTCGTGACGCCGTAGAAGTGCTTGTTGGTCGTCGCTTCGATGAAAGCCGCGACTGCCAGATGATCCGCATCGGCTGCACCGCAGATCGTCAGGCCATACCATTGCTGACCGAAGTTGTTGTCGAAGAGGGCTGCCGCAGCCAATGCTGTTTCAGCCGCAACGCCGTTCGCCACGAAGGCGCCAGATGAAGCCACCGTCATGCCAAGCAACGAAGAGATGTCCGTGCCAGCGCCGCCAGAGAGAGTTGCGCCCGAGACGGTTCCGACTGACCCTGCGAGGGTAAATGCATTACCTGCGGTGCCGGGCGTCTTGTAGACGATCTGGAGCGCCGTGCCGGCTGCATTCACCGAATAGGTCGCCTTGACCAGATTCGTATCTGCCGACTGATTCAGGAACGTGACGGCATTCGCGAGCGTTACGGCAAGCGTTGCGCCGATCAGGATTTGCGGGCCGGTCGTGATGGCCGTGACATAAGTTACAACCGTGCCGCCGATCGTGACGGTGGCCGCCGCAGTCGGGTTGACGGAGTAAGTCACACTGCCGAATGCCGTCGGCGCACTCGCAAAGCTGAGCGTCGAGGTGACGCCGGTCACGCCGTCCGTGATCTGGAACTGGGCAAAGCTCGAATTCCATACGCAGGTCGATCCAGCGACAGCCGCGGCGAGCGCGGTCTGAATCAGTGCTGCAATGCCGTTCAGGTTCGTCGCGGATGCAAAGCTGGCCGGCGAGATCGTGAAGGGCGTACCGTTGATCGTGATCGAGAAGGCTGGAGCCGTAACCACGTTCCACGCCGTCATCAGTTGCGCAGCGACGGACAGCGATGCGCCGAACAACTGCGCAGAGGTCGCGGTCTGAGCCCACCGGCCGATCAAGACCGATGCCGGCTGCGGCGACTGGCCGAACCAGTCGTTTGCCGCGAAGTATTCAGGCGCGGCTGTACCGTAGTCGCCAGCGACAGCCGTGATGCTCGGATACGAACGCATGCGCGAAACTACATCGATCACGGGCGACGAGCCGAGAATCAGCTCGGTGTTCAGGTTCTGCGCCTGAGCCGCGTTCGGAGACAGATTCACCGTCCCGTTAATCAAACGGGAGATGGGTAATTGACTCGTCGTCATGGATGTCCCAATAGAAAAAGCCCGCACTCGGCGGGCTTAGGAAAACGTGTGTGAACTGTTAATCGGTAACGCTGAAAGGAACCGTGTACGGATCGGAATCGACCGTTACTTCTGCTGAAAGGATATTCAGCACCGGGTAGGTACGCAGGATTGATCGCCTCAGCCTGATGCGCATGTCGGCCCGATATGTCCACCGATCCTTGATGAGATCGGGTACAGAGACGGACTCGCCAACCTCGACCAACCCGAAGTTGTTTAACTGCAATACCTCGCGGTTCTGCGGGACGAAAAGGCCCTCGCGCAGCAACGAGGCATTGTTGTCAGCGTTCGGTCCGTAGAACGTGCAAAGGATTGTCAGAATCTCTTGACGGTAGACTGAATCCGCGCCGTTGCCAGTTGCGGTATGAACATTTGAGGCGAAGTCATCGCCTTTTCGATGCACGATCCCGAACGCCATCCAGTCGGTGCCGAACGCCGGGATTACGGGCGGCTCAGTCTGCCAGCGCGGGCGAACCAACGTTCCATCGATTGATGTGATGCCGACAAAAACTTGCTGCAGAAACCTGTTTAACGCCTGACCTTCAAGCGGTGCCGGGCTCGTTGCAGGAACGAGGTATCCGCCCGTCGAACTATCGTTTGCCATGGTCAGTTTGGTGTCGGCGTAAAGTCAGCCATATCAATGGAGTGGCAAATCGCCTGAACGAAACCTTGGGCGAACTGCGAGTAGTCATCCAGATAGGCGAGAACGAAACTATCGGCGTTAGCGCCACCGTTGTTCATCGGCCACTGGATGATGTCGGGCTGATAGCCAGCCACAACGCCCTGCAAAGGAAATTTGGTCACCACACTGATGTTCTTGCCCTGATGCTGCTCATCGGGCAGCCGCTTCAAATCATTGTTGCTGGCCGCTTGAACGGATCCATAGACCGGAAAAAACGTCTGCGTGGTGACCGTCGACTCGCCGTACTGGTCAATCGTCTCGGTGCGGCGGATGACCTGAAACACATCGACGAACATAAGGCTCGTCAAAGCCGTGCTGATATCGATCATCGGCATGGCTATTTCGTCCGCTTAACGTAGGTAATGTGGGCCTGAAGGTTTGCAGTGTCGACCAACGGAGTGGTGCGAGTCACACCGCGCCGAGCGCGAGCTGCCAGCGTGCTATCCGCCAACTTCTGGAAAGGCCCTCCCGACATCTTCTTCTTGACGGATGAAGCGGCCGTGAGACCTGCTTTATCCAGTTCCATGTCACACCCGGACTCGTCGCCGACAAGCATCTTTGCGCCGGCTTTGCCGAGCATTGAATCGGTTGTTTCGCGCGAGCCCTGTACACCAGGCACAAGAAATGGGCGTGCCGGGATATTGTTCGCTGGAGATCCATGCTCCTGAATGTAGCCGAGCGCCGCATTGTTAATCGGCGACACAGATCCATCGTTGTTCACGCGCGTCGATTCCTCGCTGGGGATACCAACCAGAACGCGCTTCTTTGATAGGGCCTCTATAGACTTACGAAGCGAGTCCATCGAATCCTTGGTCATCTTCACGCCGGATGCCATGGCTAGCTTCCGAAATTCGTAAAGCCCGGCGTGCAGTCAGGACCTGACCACGCTCCCGCATTCAGCGGGTTGGGGTTATAACCGATGCCAACCTGAATCCCGCCAGCGCCGAACATTCTTGCAAGGCGAATGAAACGGGTTCCATATGTGGTCAAATTCCAATTTCCGGCACCGGCCTCGGAGGCGGTCACTGAATCGTATGAGACGCTACCTTTGTCGATGCTCTCGCCACTGACAGGTCCCTTCGAAACGCCAGGTATGCCACCGACTGCAGTCGTCATCGAGGCTTGCGCTTCGAGCACGATGTTGTGCGCCGCATACAACTCAATGCCAGTGTTCAGCATCGTTCCCCATCGCGACTGATTCAGCATCAAGCCAGCGACGTTCAGCCAGTAGTTGATGGTCGAATCGGGATAGCTTTGCGTACTGGAGAACTCAGGGAAGTCGGCACGAAGGCCGATCAACGCAACGGACAATCCCGCTGTAGTCGTATTTCCGACGCTATCGGTGGCCACCGCCGTCAGCGAATACGATCCGCCCGACGGTTGCGTCCACGCATATTGATATGGCTCGGCCGTCATT